CTAAAGAAATCGAAATAAAGGTGATTCCTTCGAAAATAGCTGTGCCTTTCATAAAGAAACATCATTACAGTGGCAAGGTGGTCAACAATTCGTGTTTGCATTTTGGGGCATTTTTAGACAACCGCTTGCATGGTGTGATGAGTTTCGGTCCTTCGTTGGACAAATCAAAAATCATGGGATTGGTTGAGGGTACAAAATGGACTGAATTTCTCGAACTCAACCGCATGGCATTTGATGAATATTTACCACGAAATAGTGAAAGCTATTCCATTGGCAAGGCTATTCGACTAATAAAAAAGAACGCACCGCAGGTGAAATGGATAATATCATTCGCTGATGGGTGTTCATGTGGTGATGGCACGATATATCGAGCAAGCAATTTTGTGCTGACAGGAATTATTAAAAATTCAAATTTGTGTGTGTTACCAAGTGGTGAGAAAATCCACAAAATGACATTGGAATCCAACCCAAACACTCCACGAAAGGAACTGGGGGGGCAACATACTTTGACCTTACTGGTGGGCATTACAATTTCAAAAAATATGTTGAAAAAACAGGTGGTCAAATATTGGAAGGGTATCAATTTAGATACATCTATTTCATTGACAAGAAATATCAAAAGCTGTTGACAGTTCCAATTTTGCCATTTTCAAAAATTGATGAATTAAATGCAGGAATGTACAAGGGTGAGAAAATCACGCAAGCCGAAAGACACGCAATAAAAACGATTACAGAAAAGAATGATGAACCATGACAGTGACCGAAAAACAGTTGGCAAACCTTGAAAAAGGGAAAAAGACACAATTTAAAAAAGGCGAGAAACAGGCGAGAATCGGTCAAAAGGGTGGCATCGCAAGTGGTGAAGCAAAACGAGAAAAGAAAACCATGCGACAACTTGCTGAAATCTGTCTTGGTGCGAAGCTGACCAAACCAGAAATCGAAGCCAAGCTGAAAGAGGCAGGTCTTCCTGCAACCTATGGTGGGCAGATGTTGTTCAATGCGGTGCAGATGGCAGGACGGAACAGTAATATGTTGCGTGTTGTATTGGAACTGATTGGTGAAGTCAAGCAAGCACAAACGAATGTGAATGTCACCACGAATGTGAACCCATATGCCAACTTGACCGAGGATGAACTGCGAAAATTGGCAAGAGAGGAATAACCATGTGGAAAGATGTCAAAGGGTATGAAGGTCTGTATCAAGTCAGTGATGACGGACAAGTGAAAAGTGTTGGAAGATACAAACCGAATCATTCCAAGATGCAATGTGTTGCTGAAAGCATAAAGGCACAAAGAATAAATCCGGGTGGTTATTTTGTGGTTGACCTTTACAAAAAGAACAAACAAAAGACCATCGGTGTTCACATACTTGTGGCTGAAGCATTCATTGACAATCCTAATTGCAAGGAAACAGTGAATCATATTGACGGCATAAAAACAAACAACCATGTGAGCAATTTGGAATGGGCAACACCAAAGGAACAAAATGTTCATTTCTATCAGCATGGACTTAAATCTGCTGAAGGGATAAAGAAGTCAATAGATGCAATGAACGAAGCGAATTCCAAAAAGGTGATGTGTTTGGACACAGGCAGGATTTTCAAATCGGCAAGTGAAGCATCAAGGTTCTTCGGTGTTTCTCCTTCATACATTATGCGTATATGCAGGATGCACAAACGGAATGTTGGAAGATTGTGTTTGAATCTTGCGTATGTGTGAAGGGGGTGATGGCATGAGTGGTGATAGGAAACTAATTGCAATTGGTGCGAAATGTGAACTTGCAAGACGGTTCTTTTTCGATTATTGTTGCCTGAAATCCCCTGATTTTTACAAACCGAATCGAACATTTTTGAAGAACCTGTGTGACGTCTTGCAGAAATTCCCAAGTAGCAAAAAGAAAGTGCTTTTGGTTGACTTGCCACCTCGACTATCGTCACGGAAAATCACGCACCCTTCAACTGTTTGTTGAGTGGTCTTTAGGTCACAACCACAAAATCAAAATCATGACAGGTTCATACAATGATTCCCTGTCAACAGTATTTGCAAAGGGTGTACGCAATAGCATCCAAGAGATTCATGCTGATGATTTGCGACCTGTTTATAGTGACATCTTTCCCGGTACACGCATCAAAGCAGGTGATGGTGCAATGAATATGTGGTCATTGGAAGATGGCTACAACAATTACCTTGCAACATCCCCAAAAGGAACTGCAACAGGTTTCGGTGCTGATTACATCATCATTGATGACCTTATAAAGAATGCAGAGGAAGCACACAACGAAGCTGTCCTTGAAGGACATTGGCTGTGGTTCACCAATACGATGCTTTCCCGGTTAGAAGAAGGTGGAAAAATTATCGTGGTTATGACACGATGGGCAACCACTGACTTTGCAGGACGTATTCTTCAGCATTTTGGGGATGCAGTGGAACACATCAACATTCCTGCGGTTCAGCCGGATGGCACAATGTTGTGTGACGAAATTCTTTCAAAGGAATCCTGCGAAGAAAAGAAAAGGGCAATGGGCATTGATATATGGTCTGCAAACTACCAACAAGAACCAATCGACATCCGGGGACGATTGTACACATCCTTGAAGACATATGATGGTGACACCCCCCGGTTCAAACAGATTCGGTCATACACCGACACCGCAGACACTGGTGCAGACTATCTGTGTTCCCTTGTGTATGGCGTGACATTCAGCAATGAAGCATACATCCTTGATGCATTGTTCACCCAAGAAGCAATGGAAACGACCGAACCAAAGACGGCATATATGCTACACCGAAACAAGGTGAATGTGGCACGGATTGAATCGAACAATGGCGGTCGTGGGTTTGCAAGGAATGTGGACAGACTGCTGAAAGGCATGGAAAACAACAAAACTGTCATCCAGTGGTTCACACAGACAAAAAACAAGGTTGCACGGATTTTGTCAAACAGCACATGGGTGATGGAGCATATATATTTCCCTGTTGGATGGGAAAACCGATGGTCAGAATTAGCTGAATCCCTTCTGACCTACCAAAGAACAGGCAAGAACGCACACGATGATGCAAGTGACTGCCTTACTGGAATAGCGGAAGACCTGACAGAAGGATTCAGTGATTGGAGTGGATACACATGATACCAAGCAGAAGAAAAGAACGGATGCGACAGGACGGATATTTGAATGCCATGTTCGGACAGGGGTTCAGGTTCACAGACCCCTTTGCAAATTACAGACAGGGCATTGATTTTGTGTCCGACCAACAGTGTACGCATTTGTACACTTATAATGGCATCGCAAAATCCATCATCGACATTCCTGCTGACGAAGCAATGCGGTCAGGGTTTGAAGTCGAAATGGAAGGCGAAGACGATGCCATCAACAAACAGGTGCAAAGTTTGTGCGAAGATTTGGATGTCCAGTACAAATTCAGTGAAGCGCTTGCATGGGCAGATTTATATGGTGGGTCTGTCATCGTTGTCATGGCAGATGACGGACGGACACTTGACCAACCGCTGAACTGGGATGGTCTTCGCAGAATTGAAAAGCTGAAAGTGTTCGACAAGACCAACATCGTTGGTTCAAGGCAGTATCAGGATGCTTCCGCACCACAGTACATGGATGTGGAAACATACTACATCAACACGTTCGGTGCGAATCCCATGTGGGTGCATGAATCAAGGATTCTGCGGTTTGATGGTGGACGGCTGCCGTTGTATCAACGTAACCTTCGACTTGGTTGGGGTGCAAAGCGGTTTGAATCCATCAAGGAAGAAATTGAACGATATTCCAATGGTCACGAATACGCACTGCAAGCACTGACCCGGTTGTCGCAGGATGTGGTCAAACTTGACGGATTGACGAACATCCTTGCCACAGAAGGTGGAGATGTTGCGGTTCAAAAACGGATGCAGATGATTGACATGGTCAGAAGCATGATGAACTCCATTGCCATCGATGGTGCTGACGAATATGACCGCAAGGGTCTGTCATTGAGTGGCATCCGTGAACTGTTGGAACAGTTTGAAATAGCAATCTGTGGTGCGACCGGGATTCCTGCCACAAAGTTGTTTGGTAGGTCACCACAGGGGATGAATGCAACCGGGAAAGCTGACCTTGAGAACTATTACAACATGGTCGGCATGATTCAAAACAGTAAGGTCAAACCGAACCTTGTTCGTTTGGTTGAAATGTTGGGTGCTTGTAGGGACTACAAACTGACATTGCCTGACACTTGGCACATTGAATTTGAACCTTTGTGGAGCATGAGCAGGGCAGAAAAAGCCGATGTGGAAAAGACCAAGGCAGAAGCACAAAGGTTGCAAGCCGATGCAATCAACACGTTAATCAATGCACAAGTGTTGGATGCGACCGAAGCAAGGGCAACCCTTGCGGAAGAAAAAGATTACATCATGGACAGAAGCATCGATGGTGCTTTAATGCGAAGTGGTAACGAATGAGAAAGATAACCGCAAAACGCAAATATCGTTACCCAATGGGGTTGGAACGTGAATATGCCAAACAACTGAAAGGTTTGGTTGATGGGATGTTCCGTACCATCCGCAAGGAAGTGCCTGACATGGTCGCACTGGTGAAGCGGAACATGATTCGCCTTGATGCCCAAGACCCCAACATCAGCATTGACGAATGCATGAAATATCTCGCAGCTGTCCTGCTTATAAGGGAAAAAGCAGAACCCTATGTCAGCAGGATGTGGGACAAGGTAAACAAATACACCGACAAGGAAGTGAAGGAAATCTTCGCTGCACTGTTCGGTGCATCCGTTTCGCTTCGTGGTTTAAGGGCAGAATGGACACAACAACAAATCATCCGTGAGATGTCCGAAGAAGCAGAACGATACAATGTCGAACTGACCAAAGAAGAAATGGTTGCCATCGGTGCAGGAATCCTTTTGAGCGAGATGCTTTCCGCAAGCGAAGAAAAACGCAAGGCAATCGAATCCATTTTAAAAAACCGACCTGCCGGGGCAGACATCATCGCATCCAGTGAAGCGGAAATCGCAATCAAGGCACAGGCGAAGCTGACACAGTTGCAGGAAATATGGGTGACGGAAAACCTTGACCTTGTGGGGTCATTGGAAGCAGAAACACTCCGCAAACTGCGTGATGAATTAACACGCTTGATTGCTGACGGAATCCCTGACGATGAAATCGAAGAACGATTGATTGCGTTCCTTGAAAAGCAAGCCGATGTCGAAGGGAATCGTGCAGTGCTTATCGGTTCGGATCAAGTCGGCAAACTGAATGGTCGGTTGATGGAATACTGGCAGAGGTCAGCAGGTATCAAGGAATACAGATGGCAGACGATGATGGATGACAGGGTGCGACCAAGACACGCAGAACGGCAAGGATTGATTTTCCAATGGGACAAACCACCTGACGATGGTCACCCCGGCATGGCAATCCGTTGTCGGTGTGTGGCTGACCCCGTGATTCCGTTGGATGACTTTGGGGTCGAACCCAAAGCAAACACTTACATATATGTTGATTAACCACCTGAAAGGGTGGTTTTTTCATATCATCTCGCTGACGAAAGGAGGTGAGAAACGTGCAAAGATATGACAATTATGCAATTCAAGCAATAAAAACTGACGAAGGGTTTGTCCGTGATGCACCGATTATCGGAAGGACAGGAATCCTTGTGTATATGAATGCGGATGGGAGTACAAGGCGAGAGTACCGACCCCCTGAAGAAGCATTCAAGGCTGATTCCCTTGCAAGCATCCGGGGGAAACCCATCACACTTGGTCATCATGGGTTAGTGACCAGTGAAACATATTCCAATGCCAAACCTATTGGAAGCGTGATTTCTGAAGGTAGGCAGGACGGCAACAACATCCGTGCTGATGTTGTGATTTACTCGTTGGATACCGAAGACAGGGAACTGTCCTGCGGTTATCAAACGGAATTGGAAGAAACATCAGGTGTCACCCCGGAAGGGGAACATTATGATGCTATTCAGCGGAACATCATATACAACCATCTTGCCATCGTTCCGCAAGGTCGTGCAGGTAATGCAAGGCTTAACATGGATGGCAATCAAATCTATGACATGGAGGGAAAAAGTATGTCGAAAATCAAACTGGACAACGGCATCGAATATGATGTTCCTGCTGAAGTCGAAGTTGCCTTCAAAGGCATGACGGAAAAGGCAGATGCATCCAAAAAAGAATTCGATGCACTTCAGGCGAAGTTCGATTCTGCACAGGCTGAAATCGAAACCCTGAAAGCGGATGCGGAAAAAGCAAAGGCTGATTTTGAAGCGAAGTTCGATTCTGCGGTCAAGACCACGATTGAATTACGCACCATTGCTTCCAAGCACGGCATTGAAAAAGCCGATGAAATGAGCAATGACGAAATCAAGAAAGCGGTTGTTGCGAAAGTACATCCGAAACTGAACCTTGACGGCAAGTCTGCCGAATACATCAGTGTTGCTTTTGATTTAGCAAAAGACACCGAGGTTCAGCACGATGATGCAATGGCATCGCAGAGAAAAGCACTTGGTGGTGATGTCCATCAGGACGAAAAAGAACTGTCTTTGGATGAAGTGAAAGAAAAATTCATGGAAGCCGAAGCAAACTTTTACAAGGAGGTTAAATAATTATGGCTTTTAATTGGTTCTCTTGTGGACAGGACAAAGCGGTTGTCGGCATGAAAGCCGATTCCACTGTCGATGTAATTGATTCCTTTGCTGCGGAAGGCACTGTGTACGCAGGTCAGGTTGTGGAACGTGGCACTGATCCGCAGAAACAGGTTGCAGCATCCGTTACGGCTGCGAACGTAATTGGTATTGCGATTTTTGAAAACAAGGCACAGTTCGCTTGGGCGAACCCCGGTGACCCTGTTGACTATCCTGAAGGGTATGCAGTTCCTGTTGTGACCTTCGGTGATGTTTGGGTCGAAGTTATTGATGATGTTGTCGCAGGTGCAGGTGTTTACATCGACACTGACGGCAAATTCACCAACGAGGACGATGCTGACGGCACTGCGGTTACTGGCATGACCTACATGACCAGCGCTGCTGCGAATGAACTTGCCGTTGTGCGTGTTCGGTTATAAGGAGGTAAAGACATATGGCTCGTAAAATTTTCAAGGCTGATGATGCCGAAGCAAAATATATTGAATCTTCCTCCGCAGGAAAATTCAAACAGGACGATGCGTTATTCATCGCACAGGAATTAAACTACATCCGTGCAAGGGCATTGGAGGTTTCCCATGCTCCGCTGAATTCCTTCCGTGTATTTCCGCAGGAAACCGATGTACCTGCCGGGGCAGAAACTGCACTGACGATGGTATATGACACTGTTGGCATGGCAAAAATCGTTGCCGATTATGGTGATGACCTGCCGAGGGCTGAAGCGGTTGCTGCTGCGATTCCGTCCAAGGTTGTCACTGTGGCTGATAGCTATGGTTACAACTATGTTGAACTGGAACACGCACGGATGGCAAACGTGAACCTTGAAGCACGGAAAGCACTTGCTGCCCGGAGAGGTGTTGACCTGAAACTGAACAACATTGCATGGTATGGTGATGCGGAACACGGAATCACTGGTTTCCTGAACAATGCCAATATCACCAACGTGACCATCCCGGCTGACGGCACTGGTTCTTCCAAGAAGTTTGAAGACAAAGATGCCGATAAGATTATTCGTGATATGAACAGTATCATCAATGCCATTCCCAATGCCACCAATGGTGTGGAAATGGCAGATACTGTATTACTCGCCCCGGAAGTGTATGACCTGATTGCTTCCATGCCGAAATCCCAGTACAGTGACCGCACCATCCTTGAGTTCCTTCAGGGAGCACACCCGGAGGTGCAGAGATGGATGAAGGTCGGTGAATTAACTGGTGCAGGTACTGGTGCGACCGACATGATTGTTGCAGGTGTGTTCCGTCCTGAATACATCCGTCAGGAAAACCCGGTTCGTTTCGACCAGTTGCCTGTTCAGTATCGCAATCTTGAATACGTTGTTCCGTGCGTATCCCGGACACTGGGCGTAACCATCAACGTACCTCTCTGCTTCGCATCTGCATACGGAGTATAAGTTATAATGGAGGACACTCATGAAAGTTATTAATACAAAAGCCAAACTGATTGTGGCAGGAAAGGTCAAGTTCATTCCTGCCACACCAGTTGAGGTTGATATTAATGCCTTGGCGAAGTTGTACCCGGATTTGAATGATTATCTTGCAGACGGCACACTGAAAAAGCTGACCGAAGCCGAAGCAAAAAAAGCAGAGGAAGATTTGGAAGTGAAGACAGTTGCCATGCTGAAAGAAATCGCAGCGAAGAAAGGAATCAACACAAGAGGCATGAAGAAGGCAGAAATCATTGAAGCATTGAGGGGTTAATCATGGCATACACCGAATCAATTGCCGTTTTCCGTGTGATTGCAACGGAATTCGCAGAAGTTACCGATACAGACCTTGAAACGTGGTATGAACTGTTTGCACCGATGGTCAGCAAAAAGACCTTCGGCAAGAAATATGACCTTGCACTGGCATATTTTATTGCACACGTTATCGCATTACAGAACCAGTATACCACCACCGCAGGAGCATCGGCTGACAATTCTGTGGCAGGTGTGAAGCGTGAGCGAGAAGGCGACCTTGAACGTGAATATGCCATCCCGGATGCTTCAGATTATATGTCTTTATTGTACAAAACTTATTATGGGCGAATGTACCTGCAAATCATGAAACTGTGTGCAATCGGCATCAAAACGAGGTTCGGATGATGGCAGAAGTGATTGATGTTGACCTTGGTTGGAAGCAAATCTGTCAAAACTTTCGTGCCATGAACGGCAAGGAAATCAAGGCAGGAGCGCTTGAAACCGCAGGAAACGAAAAGAATGGTGCATCCATTGCGGATGTTGCCACATGGAACGAATACGGAACAAGGCACATTCCGTCAAGACCATTTATCGCAATTGCCACAGACGAACACAAAGGATGGCAGAGTGAAGTCAAGGTGCGGATGTTTGATGTGATGTCACCGCAAGGGAACATTTCTGAATCGTTGGATGCTATTGGAAAGCAGATGAAGACGGACATCAAGAATGTCATCGGTGACAGGGGGAAACTTGCACCGAACGCACCTGCGACAGTAGCAAGAAAAGGTCACAACTATCCTTTGATTGACACAGGCACATTATTGGATTCAATCGACTATGAGGTGAAATGATGTTTTTCAATAGTCAGGTGGATGTTGTTCGGAAGAACGCAGGTGCATATGACAATGATGGAATTTGGCATGACGGAACTGTCAATGGCAAAACGGAAACCACAATCAAAATCATTGCCAATGTGCAACCCTTGAATCAGCGTGAATCCGAGCAATATACCGAAGTTTTGGGGTTCGGCAACCGCACTGTCATGATGGTGAAGATTTACACGAACGCAGAACTTCTGTTGGATGAACAGATGGGAAGCCAACGTGCTGACATCGTGCAGTGGAGGGGCAGGAACTACAAGGTTGCCATGAAGGAAGAATGGCAATCGAACATCATCAATCACTTCAGGTATATTGGGGTGGAGGTGAATGGGAATGAATTCAACAACTAAAAAGTTCATTCATGACCTGATTGCCGAAATCCTTGGGTTGGCGAAAGACCATGTCATATGGGATTTCCCTAATGCACCAAGACCCACAAAACCATATGCGACATTGCAGATATTTGCGGAGATGGGCGAAGCACAGGAAGACATACTGAAGACCACCACAGTGGGAATCTACAACATTGTTGTTCCTGTGACACAGACCTTGCGAGTGCAGTATTTTGGTGGTTCTGACATAGATGTCACCGACAAGTTGAATGACCTTGCAAGGAAACTTGAAACACCTACCTATGCAGATAAATGCTTTGCCAAAAATGTTGCGTTTTATAATGCGACATCGGTGCAGGACTTAACTGAAATAATGGACACGCAATCGGTGGATGTTCGTGCATCCATCGATTTTTATGTCCGTACAAATAGTGAAATTCTTGACGATTTGTCTGTGATTGAAAAGGTGAAGGTGGACGAAAACATCTATATTGATGACACCGACATCCTGACAAGACAGTACACAATCGCAGTTGAAACGAATGGAGGTAACTAATCTTGGCGAATATTGACCGCATTGTTAGCGTGATGATCGCTTTGAACACCGCAGGAATCTCCAAGGAAGGGTTTTCCACCTTGCTGATTGTGGGTGAAAGCACTGTCGCATTGCCGAGGGTGTCCACCTACACTTCCAGTGTTCAGATGACAGAGGACGGATACAAGGAAACCGACCCCTTGTATTTGATGGCAACGGATTTCTTTGCACAGATTCCGCACCCCAATGTTTTGAAGGTCGGCAGACGGCAGGTCGATGAAGTTGCAATCACCTGCACCAACGTGCTTGCAGAAGGTGCGGTTTATTCCGTAACTGTGGCAAGTGCGGACGGAAGCAACACCTATACTTATGAAGTGCAGAATGGGGATGATGGTGATGACATCCTTGATGGGTTGGCAACCGCAATGGCATCCGACCCGGTGGTCACCGCAGCTTTTGCTGATTCCACACTGACACTGACCAATCAGACCGCAGGAACGGCATTCACTGTGAGTGCAGACAAGAACCTGACCATCACCAATGGTGCTTCTTCCGAAACCATCGCAGAAACGATGGCTGCGTGTGTTGCGTATGACAGTGATTTCTACGGCATCGCACTCGCTTCCCGGACGGATTCCGACATCCTTGCTATGGCTGCATGGGCAGAAGCAAATGAAAAATTATACGGCACTTGCGTAAGCGGTTCTGCCGTTTTGGATGGAGCAGACAACACCGACATCGCAAGTCAGTTGATGCTGAACAACTATTACAGAACCTTTGCGTTCTATCATGAAGATGCAAACGATTTCCCTGAAGTTGCAGTGATGTCTCGTTGCTTCACCGCAGTTCCCGGTAGTGAGACTTGGGCATTGAAACGCTTGGCAGGTGTGGTGGTGGATAACCTGACCGAAACACAGTTCAACGTGCTGAAAGCAAAAAATGTCAACACATTTGAACGCTTCCGCAACCTGTCCTTGACCCAAACTGGCAAGGTGGCAGCAGGTGAATGGATTGATGTAATCCGTTTCAGGGATTGGTTGGCGGAAGAAATCAAAGTCAACGTACTGAACGTACTTGTGAACAACGAAAAAGTTCCGTACACCGATGCAGGTATTGCCATCGTGGAAGGTGCAATCCGTCAAAGTCTGCGACAGGGTCAGGTCAATGGTGGCATTGCCCCGGTTGAATATGATGAAAACGGAGACAAGAACCTTGGTTATACTGTGACAGTTCCGCTGGCTGCCAACATCAGTGCCAATCAGAAAGCATCTCGCATCCTTGAAGGTGTGACCTTCACCGCAAGGTTGGCAGGTGCGATTCATGTTGTTCAAATCAATGGTCAGTTGACCTATGAGAATTTACTGGTGGGAGGTAACTAATAATGAAGACATATGATCCGAAAAAAGTATTGGTTATCTTCGGTGCAAGACAGTTAAAAGGCATGGCAGAAGATAGCATCGTGACTATCGCACCGAATGGTGAAGGTTTGCAGACCTTCGTGGGTGCTGATGGTGAAGTGGCTCGTTCCCTTGACCCCAATGCAACATTTGAAGTCACTGTGTCTTTGTCTACGGCAAGCACAAGCAACGAGTATTTGAGCAATATGTACAACTATGACCGGGAAACAGGTGACGGAATCGCACCCTTAATGGTGAAAGACCTTGCAGGTGCGACCTTATTCTCTGCACCTGAAGCTTGGGTTGCGAACTTCCCTGAAGCATCGAAGGGCAGAACCATCGACACGCAGGAATGGGTGTTCCATACCGGGCAGGTTGAGGATGCCGTTATTGGTGGGTTGAACTGATTTAAACATGGAGGACACACATGGACAGATTCAACAGAAAAAGTTTTCAACTGGGTGAGGACACGTTCTTCATCCAGTTGATTCCCCCTAAAGAATCACTGAAGGCATGGACGGAAGTGCAGAAGGTTGTGCTTCCTGCCATCAGTGGTGCTTTGGAAGGGGCAAACATCCAAACGGAAAATGACAAAGACAAGTGGCTGAACGTGGTCGCATCTGCGTTCCAAACCTTGCCTTATACGTTGGATGCCGACAAGATGGATAAGCTTTACGCATATTTACTGAACCCTGAATATATTGCGGTTCAGCGGAAGGAAGACAAGTCACCCACAAGGCTGACGGAAGACATGGTGGATGAAATTTTCACAGGCAGGACTTTCGACCTGTTCTTCCTGATGGCAAAAATCGTGCAGATAAACTACATGGATTTTACCAAGCTTTGCAGCGTTCCGATTGGCATCCGTCAAGGAATCGAAGCACTGCAAAGCAAAATTACGGAAAGTTTTCAGAACGATTTAAACCTTTGATTCTGATATATCGTGCGGTTCACAGTGGGATGGTTTCGATGGGGGAAGTCAATCATGGGGATGTTACACTGGTTGACCTTGTCGAAATCAACCACTATTTGAACGCAATCGATGACATAAATTATTTTGCAAGCGAAGAAGCAAAAACCAAAAACAGGTGGCACAGATGAATGTTCGTGAACTTGTTACTGTTTTAAAATTCAAAACCGACACTGCGACCTTGAAATCGGCAGAATCTGCGGTGAACAAGGTCAAGTCAACGATGGAGAAAATCAAACCTGCCGATGTCAAGTTTAACGTGGGAAAAGCCACAAGGCAGATGAACGACCTTCAAAAAAGGTTGCAGAACATCACAGGCGAAAAAAGGCTTGCCATACGGACAGACACCGCAGGAATCGACCAAGCCATCAACAAATTAAAGGAACTTGATCGGCAACAACAACGGACGGCAAAAGGGTTCTATAAGGGCAAGGCACAAGGTGCAGGTCAGCAACAACCGAAGGGTGCTTCTGCCGGGGGTGGCATGAACCTCATCGGCGGGTTGAAAGGTGCTTTCATTGCTCTTGGTGGCATGGCAATCGTAAATGAAATCAAGCAGACCGCAGATGCGATGATGTCACTGTCAAGCAGAATCAAGCTTGTTACCAAAGACGATGCTGAACGCTTGAAGGTTGAACAGGCACTTTATACGATGTCACAAAAGAACCGGGCATCATTGGAAGATGTTGGGGATTTGTACTATAAAACCGCACTGTCTGCAAAACAATTCGGCATTACGCAGGAACAGTTGCTTCGCATGACAGATATTGTATCAAAATCCCTAACAATCGGTGGTGCTGACACCGCACAACAAAAAGCAACCATTTTGCAGTTGTCACAGGCTTTAGGTTCAGGTGTGCTTCAAGGTGATGAACTTCGTTCCTTGCGTGAGAACGCACCAAAACTGATGACACAAATTGCCCAATACTTTGGAAAAACAGTTGCCGAACTGAAGCAGATGGGTGCAAAAGGCGAACTGACCACAGACAAGTTGGTTCAAGCAATTTTGGCAAGTGGGCAGACCATCGACCAAGAATTTGGCAAGATGACACCGACCATCGGTCAGGCATTTACTGTCCTTGGGAACAAGTGGTCAAAACTTATCTTGGACATCCAAAACAACACCGGGGTGTTCGGCACAATCGCAGGATACATTCTGAAAGCGGTTGACTTGATTGGTGAAGCAATCGATTGGGTGGTTGCTGAATTTGGTCATGCCACACCTGAAATGATGGGCATGATTGAGGATTTCAAAGCATTGTGGCAATCCCTTCAGCCTTTAATTTCTGCACTTGGAACTATTTTTAAGAACTGGGTTGTTCCTGCACTAAAGACTTTCGGCAGAGTGGCTGCATCCGTGTTGGGTATGGTCGCACAGTTGCTTCAACCGATTGCCGATATTTTGGGCAAGATTGCCGAACTGATAGCAACCATCAGCGGAGGTATTCCAAGCATGGTGAAAGGGTTCGACAACCTTATTTCAAAGGCTGAAAATGGAGCATTGCAACAGTACAAGAATATTCAATCGGAATATAACCAAAACAACAATATCACTGTTCAATCTAATGCAGATGCAGGAAGAATGATGCGTGAAGTAAGCACAAACGGATTCTTCCCAAGGGCATCAAGGGTTCAGTAAACGGAGGTTACCATGCTGACATATTCAACAATAGTTCCTGCCACCATCGGTGACCTTCAGTGCGATTGCATCGTTGACCATGTGACAACATTCAATTCTGCGGTGACAGAACACCCAATCGAAGGTGGTTTTGTCATTGCAGACCATGTTGTCCGTCAGGCAATGAAACTGTCACTCACTGCGATCATCACACCGACACCTGTGTCCTATTTCCGCATCATGGGTGGAACGAACCCTGACAGGCTTGGGGAAGCAAGTGCGTACTTTGAACAGTTGCACCTTGCAGGAGAACCCATCACAGTGGTTCTGCCTGACCGAATCTGCGAAAACATGATAATGACATCCTGTCCGCTTCCAAGGAACGTGGAGAACGGATTCTGTTATCGGTTGTCACTGGAATTTTCCCATGTGACCATCGTTTCACAGAAAACGGAAGAAATCCCGGAACAGAACGCATCAGGTGGTGCGGTTGGGAAAGCAGGTGCGACAGGCACGGATGCAGGTGCTTCATCGCAGGTGAATATCGGCACTGGTCTGATTATAAGGGATAACAAAAAGTATCTTGCCATGAACACGAACCAAATCGACCTTCGCAATTTCGGACAGATTGCCACAGGTGTTGAGATGACCGCATCAAGGGCAGCATATTCCGTTTATCGTTCACTGGGGGGAATGTTATGATTTCACTTTCGATGTACGATGCGAATGACTTTATAATCTCCACCATGTTAGACGGAGAACCATATAAACTGCATTTTTCATGGAATGACCATGTGCCACAGTGGACAGTAGATGTTTTAACGAATGACAACACCGAAATCGTGAGGGGCATTCCTGTTGTTCCGAATCTGCCGTTGTTATCGTTTTACAGACGATATTCATTGCCACCGGGGGAATTGCTTGCGGTTGTGGTCAATCAGGACGAGGAAGGAAACCAAGCGGTTGGACGGCAGGATTTTTTGAACGGAAAGTTCACGATGGTATATGTGCCGAAGGATGAAGTGAATGCAATACTGGAAGCAAGTATACAGAATTGAGTTCCCAAAACTGAATATCAGCTTTGAAAACAATTTAAAGATTGGGTTCTCCATCGAAAAGGACAATTACAAGGAATCCAACAAAGCAAAACTTGAAATATACAACCTTGCCGATGCCACAAGAAAGGCAATTGAAACCGCAGACAACGAGGTCGAAATATACGCAGGATATGAACGTGCAGGAGGTGCAATCCTCTGCTTCAAAGGCACTGTGACCTATGGGTTCACAAGGGATGTGGGAACGGATTGCATCACCACACTGGACTTGGCTGACGGCACAATCGCATTAAGGGATTCTTACTGTTCGTTGTCTTACGCACCGGGGACATCGGCAAAAACCATCATCCAACGGATTGCAAACGAAATGGGTTTGCCTGTTGTCTATGGTGACGATGTTGGCGAGTTAGAAAACTACAAAAACGGATTTTCGTTTTATGGTCAGGCAAAGGATGCACTGACCGAAATCTGCAATGCTTTGGGTCTGTCATGGAGCATCCAAAACAATATTTTGAACATCATCCTTGCCGGGGGAACATCCACCAATCGTGGTCTTGTGTTTTCACCGCAAAGCGGACTTGTGGGTGTGCCTGAACGCATCGTGCAAGCCGAATATAAGAGCAATAAAACAACACCAAAGAAAACCGCAAAGAAAAAAGCCAAAAAGGAAAAACCAAGAAAGAAAGCAGGTTGGAGAATAGAAACATTGCTTGTGCCTTCGGTGAATCCTGCCGACATGGTCAAAGTGGAATCCAAGTGGCTGACAGGGTGGTTCAGGGTGGAAAAGGTTTCCCATCGTGGTGATTATAACGGAAGCAATTGGGGTTCTGTGATGGAACTTATAGAGGTCGAAAATGCAAGCGAGAATGCAAACCAGTAATGAATTCAAGGATGTCATCAAGGAGTGGATTGCCAAGGGTGGAGAGAATATCCATGTTTCCATGATAGGAAAAATTGAATCCTATGATCCAAACACAAACCGGGCATCAATCACACCTGTGGGAAGTTTCACCGCACCTGATTGGAGGGAAATCCCATACCCCACGATTCACAATGTGCCTTTGCAGTTTCCTTGTGGGAATGGTGGCACAAGCGGATGTACTTTTCCTGTCAAAAAAGGTGACACCTGTGTCATCATCTTCGCAGACCACCAAATCGAAAACTTTTTGAGTGGCGAAAAATCCGATGATATGCGAAACCACTCACTGAACGATGCCTATGCCATACCGACTTTATTCAGCAATGCCATACCCACTTTGAAAAGCAACCCTGATGATGTTTGCTTCTTCAATGGTGGGTCTTTGTGTATTTTGAATGGTTCTACCTTTAAAATCACGCTTGCGGACGGAACAACTGCAACATTCGGTGGTGGCGACTTGGTTGTGAACGGAATTTCCCTTGTACACCATGTTCATGGTGGTGTGCAGAGTGGTGGTTCTAACACTGGTCAACCAAAATGATGGGGGTGTGTGAATGTACGATTTAGCATTGAATGTGGATTCGTGGGATTTGGTGTTCCACAACAACGATTTGTTGCTGATAGACAATGCAGAAAGGATAGGTCAGCAGATTAAAATCACGCTTCAGTATTGGTTTGAGGAATGGTTTTTGGACACCACGAAAGGCATCCCTTACTTGCAATATATATGTGTAAAAAATCCAAACCTGCAACACATACGGCAGATTTTCCGTGAAGCAATCTTGTCTGTTCCGGGGGTCTATTCCGTCACGCAGTTGACATTGAAAGTAAACGCAAAAGAACGCATCCTGTCGGTCACATACACCGCAAACACTTCCGCAGGATTGCTGACAAGAAGGGAGTTGTTGGGTTATGGCTGACGAATACGGATTATCAGCACAAGGTTTTAAACAGAAAAGACTTGCAGACATCATTCAATCAATGAATTCACGCATCGCAGACCAACTTGGTGTGCAGATTTCAACCGAAAGCAATTCGGTGTTTGGTCAGCTTATCGGTGTTTTCTCATACGAAATAGCTGACTTGTGGGAACAGGCTGCACAGGTCTATGGTGCAATGTATCCTCACACCGCAAGTGGTGTATCACTTGATAATTCGGCTGCACTGGCAGGTATTTCGCCCATCGCACCTGAAAAGACCACTGTTGTCTGCACCTGCTATGGAACAGACGGAACGCAAATTCCATATGGTTCGCAGATTGCGAGTGCAAGCAATAGCAACATTGTGTTTCAATCTACGGATGCAAACGCATACATCGATGCAAGTTCTGCGTGTGATGTCGGTGTCACCTTGGAAACAGTGTCTGCGACAACGTACACAATCACTGTGGACGGCAATCTTTACACATACACCGCAGACGGCACGGAAACCATCGCACAAGTCTTGACCGACATCGGCTCACAAGTCACTGTCAGTGGTGTCACCGCAACAGTGAACAATGATGTGCTTGAGATAACCGCAGACAATCAGGAAAACACGTTTTCTGTGGCAATCAGTGCAGACCTTTCCTTTGCATATATCGGTTCGCCTGTGAACTTTGAGTGCTTGGAAGTGGGTGCAATCACTCCTGCCATCGGTGACCTGACCGACATCGTCACCACGTTTGCAGGATGGGATTCAGTTTCAAACAATGTTCCTGCGAACACTGGCAGAGAAGCAGAAAGTGACACCGCACTTCGTCAAAGGTGGAACAATTCACTGTACGCAAGGTCTGTGGGCATGACCGATTCCATCGCATCGGCATTGTTGGCACTTACCGGGGTTACTTCGGTGAACGTATATGAAAACGATCAGGACACCACTGACGGAGATGGAAGACCACCACACAGTATCGAAGCGGTTGTAAATGGTGGCAATTCTGCTGACATCGGTTTGGCTATATGGCAGAAGAAGGCAGCAGGTATCGACACGTTTGGAAGTCAAACTGTGACGATAAATGATTCACAGGGATTTCCGCACACCATCAATTTCAACAGACCTTTGGAAGTCAATGTATGGTTGGATTTTGCGGTGACGGAATACACCGAAGAAGTGTTGCCACCGAACGCATCGACACTGATTGCGGAATCCGCTTTGAACTATGGAAATTCACTGACAGTTGGCAACGATGTCATCCTTCAGCGTTTCATGGGTGCGATTTATCAAAATGTTCCCGGCATCGGTTATATTACAGTGACCGCATCCACGGACGGAGTGACATACGCTTCGACCAACATACAGATTGATGCAAGGCACGTTGCGGTGTTTGATTTGAGCAGGATTCAGGTGACCATATCATGACAAGAAGTGAATCAATGATTTCCCACCTGCTGATGCAGTTCTCCCAAGCCGTCAATATGCACATCTTTTTGAACGCATTGGGTGCAGAACTTGATGAACTGACACAAGCACTGGATGATTTACAGAACAAACGATGGATTGACACAGGGTCAGGTGTGCAGTTGGACAACATCGGTGTTCTAATCGACCGAGACAGAACCATTGAAGGTTCTATTCAGTTGGAGTTCTTCGCTTTCTATGACCAACCCAATGCTTTGCCTTTTGATGTTGGCAGGTTTCGTGACACACCATCTGTGGAATACACTGCGACATCTATCTTGGATGATGCCACATACAGACCAGTGTTGTGGCATAAGGTCGCAAAAGACACCACCACAGGGACGGCTGAATCGACCATTGAATCTGTCAAGTTCATATATGATGCACCTTATGTGACACTGACCGAACTTGGAAATGCCAAAATCGGCATCGGCATCGGAAGGGAACTGACAGACAATGAAATCGCCCTTGCAAGGGCATTGGACTTGTTCATCCGTGCCGGGGGTGTCGGTTTGGATTTTGTGGAGGAAATCCCTGACGATTATTTTGGATTTGTTGACCAAAACGCAAAAGGGTTTGAAGTCGGTGTTCTGCCGACCTTAATTGAATTTTAAAGGAGGAAAAAATGCCGACACCTGATTTTTCAAAAGTATGGGCATCCAATTCACCACTACCTGCATACACGTTTTCTGATGCAGATTATCTCACTGGGTGGGATTTTGTGGGTTCAGCACCACCGACAAAAAACGAATTCGATGCTTGGTTCAAAATGGTCGATGAAAAACTGAATTACTTATACGGACAGTTGCAGGACACCGCAAGCAAACTGTATCCTGTCGGTTCTGTATATATGTCGTTCAACAGTGCAGACCCTTCCACGTTGTTCGGTGGAACATGGACAAGGTTGAAAGACACCTTCCTTTTGGCGAATGGTGATGCCTATCCTGCCAATTCAACAGGTGGTAGTGCGACAAAAACCATCAGCACATCGAACCTTCCTGCACACAATCACACTGTGAATTCAGCCGGGGCGCACACCCACACCGCAACCACATCAAGTGCAGGAAATCATTCCCACACAAGAGGTTCGATGAACATTACTGGTTATTTAGATGCATCATCCGACAACGAGAACTTGTTTTTTGCAGAACAAGTCACCGCAGGTGGTGCATTAACTGTTTCTAAAAGCGTAACAAAAATTGGTGGTGGTGCGAGTGATGTGGGGTATGCTCGTATGGATTTTGATGCATCTCGTTCTTGGACAGGTTCGACATCGTCTGCCGGGGCGCACACCCATACTTTGACAACTGCATCAAGCGGTTCACACACCCACACCACAAACAACACTGGTGGTGGAACTCCGCTGAACATCATGCCACCTTATACCACTGTTTATATGTGGAAGCGTACTGCATAAAAGGACACAAGAGGAGGAAATTATGCCGACACCTGACTTTGATAAAATTTGGGCGAGTACATCACCACTGACACCTTATTCTTTTAGCGAATCCAACTACAAGGAAGGGTGGAACTTCATCGGTGGCACACCACCTGCACGGCAGATGTGGGATGCCATCCAAAAAAACAATGATGAAAAGGCAAAAGCATTAAATGACCTGACACAAGATTTGCTGAATGTTGACGATGATTTTTTCACAAATCTGCTTAACAAGTTTGCAAGCAATTTTTCGCTTCCTGCCGATGTGACATTCCCCTCTGCATCCATATTTTCGCAGATGGTTTCGGAAATGAACACCGAAGATGGTGTTGTCTATGACCTTTCCAACAGTTCTGCATGGTACATTTGCCTTGGTGCGAAATATGGGAATCTAATTATCCAGGGGGGAAAGTTTCGTGTTCCAACAACAACATCTTGGACGGAATATCCGTTGCCAATTTCATTTACAGATGCCGATTATTCAATATTGGGTACTATGGGGGCAACTAATGGTGTTGTTGAAGCATATTCAGGTGGATATAGCAAGTTTAACTACAAAGCTTTATCGTTTAGTGGTGGCACATGGACGAATGAACCGTTACACTGGCTTGCCGTTGGTCATTAATTACCACCCTATTGCAATCCATGTAGCATAAGACGGAGAACCGCTTAATAGTTTAAAAACAGCTTGTGTCACGACGGAACTATATATTTCCCATCTTCCGCTACCTACACATACGGCTGGTCTTTCGGTATAACTAATAGAATAAATTACAGTTACCGAATTTTCACCACTTGGAAGGAGGGCATATCCCCCTTGGATCTTGAAACAAAAACAAAAACGTGTCAACCATGCGGTTTGTAAAAACCGAAAAGTGCAAGAAAATACAACAACATAACAGTGCGAACCGCTGATTTCATGGGATGTCAGCGGTTTTTTATTAGTCAAAAAAGTAACAAGAAATAAACATCTTTTTTAAGGAGGTAAAAATGCGAAAACAATATGTTTTTGTAATCGAACAACCCAGTGGTGAACGCAAAGCAACCTTCTTGGTTGGCATTCACGGCACACTGGAGCAGATAAAGAAAAAGGTGGCGGATGAATACCCTGACCACCTTGCGGTTGTTGGTTCTGACGAACTGTTCCGTGACCTTGTCGGCAAAAATATGCTTTACATTGACGGACAGTGCGTTGAAAGACCCCCTTATGTTCCTACACAGGCAGAAATCAATGCAGAAAAAATTGCCGAACTGAAAGCAGAATTAGCAAGCACCGATTACAAATGTCTAAAATATGTTGATGGGGCATTGACCGAAGAAGAATATGCCGAAACCAAAAAACATCGTGCTGACCTGCGGAAACAGATCAATGAATTAGAGGAAAAATGAAATACTTAAAATGGATTTTGTTTACGATTTTAGACATAGCATTCAATATCGTATGTTATTTGACAAACCCATTCATTTTATTAACGGCAAGCGAATACGGAAACCTGCCGTGGTTGCTGACATGGTGGGATAACTATGACGATTGCCTTGATGTTGAATATTTTGTAAAAGAACACGTTCCGTCATTCCTTGTGTACGATTATGACAGGCATTACAAGTGGCATAGCAACACTGAATCGTTAGAAACAAGAGGGATTTACAAAAGTTATGTAGATATACTTGACCCAAATTTTACATTAAAGGAACGCTTGCAAAGATACGCTTGCCGTGTTTTATGGCTATATCGCAACAATGCATACGGATTCAGTTATTATGTCACTGGCATAGTGGTTCGTGCAGAAGATATTGTCAAAGTCAGAACCGAAGAAAACGATGGGTACATTTATTATGTGACCGATTACGCTTTTGTTTATAAAGACGAAAGACCATCATTTTTTGGGTTGCATTGGGATAATTATGTAGGGTGGAAGTTTAATTGGCTTAAAGACGGTGAAGTGGAAAGGTGTATGTTGGCGTGTAGAATCACCCCTTTTCATAAGTGAGGTAGACCCATGTTAGAACAAATTGCCACAGAAATAATATCGTTTCTGTTAGGTGCGTTGATGACATATCTGTTAGGAAAGTGGAGTTGGTTGTTTAAGGAACAAGATGCCGTAAAATTTGGGCTTCAATCCATTTTACGTGACAGAATGTGCCATATGCGAAGATACTATACCGATAAAAAGAAACCTATTCCACAACATGAAATGGACAGTTTTGAGCAGATGTATAAAGCTTATGAAGATTTAGGTGGCAATGGTTATATGAAACAAGTCAAGATAGACCTGGAGGCGATGCCCCGTGAAAATCATTAAA